TGGTGTTGATACTCCAAAATTTTCCAGGATCGCTCTAAAACGATACTGAAGTTTTGGCATCAATAAACCTTGTGATGCTGAACTTTGATCGTTTGCTAAAGGTACTGTAAATTTTGATAAAGTTGATATTGCCATCTGTTTCTCCTATTTATCCAAAATTAGTTCCCTAATTTTGCTATTTCTCCTGTGTTTTTAATTCTTAACGGTATGTATATAAATTCAACTGATTTAACTGGCTCAATTGCTATATCTACATACAATTCGTTTCTGTCTATTCTAGTAGGTGTGTTGTTTGTGTCATCACATACTACTAAGAAGTCGTACAGTGCTCTTTGTCCAACTAGTTCTAACAAGAACGATTCAATTGCTTGTTTAATTTCGTTTCTTGTTAATTCATCATTTGGTTCAAATATAAACGGTTTAGCAACTGCGTCTAATTGTGTTCTTAGATACACTGCTAGTCTTGAAACGTTAATTCTATCTAAACTTGAACTTGCTGATGTTGATGTTAAGTTACCAAAGTTAACAATTCCTGCTCCTGAGAAGAAAGTAATTGGATTAACTTTAACTGTGTGCATTGAATCTCTCACTGACTCCGTTACAGATATTGTTTTAAACTCACCGTCACTTGCATTAATATAACCAACTGCTGTTGCGTTGTCAACTAAACCTCTTCTTGTGCCTGCTGGTGCAAACCAAGGAAATGCTACGTTGTCGTTATTTGCAAGTGTTCTCATCATCATGTGTGATGGTGGAACTACAATAGTGTTACCACTGTTATCTGTTGTTTGTCCTGATGGATAAAACACACCCAAATAATCACTTGAACTTACAAGTCCTGCTTCACTGTTGTCAGTAGCACCTGCTGTATTATTTGCCCAGTTTGTAATATCTGTTGCTGTGCCTGCCAATCTCATTGGAGTATCACCAACAACAAATGCTGTGTTGTTTCTGTCTGTGTTTAGGCTAATCATATTTGCTATTGCTTCTGTGTAGCCTGGACAAGCAATTACGTTAAATCCTCTTTGATCTTCTCTAATCGCTTGGTTAGTATCAATCTCAGATTTTAATTGTGTCATAACAACTTTTCTTTGTGCTTTTCTACCTGCACACATAGAACCATCTGATGCGTTACCTGATTTAGTAACCCATCTGTCTGGATAGTAACCTGCAACTGTTTCGTTGCTGAATCTAATGTTACCTAATCCTGCTGATCCTGAACTTGGATATTTTGTAGTTGTTATATAATCGTTTTTGTATTCTTTTACATTGTAACCAGAACGTCTAGTGTTCCATAATAAAATACCTTGTGGGTAAGCATCTGGATCTGGTGCATCTGGGTCTAAGAAGTTATCGCTTAACAAGTCTTTAATTGAACTTGGATCACCTGCATCTGTTGGTTCAGTTCCAGGTTTTGACTCAGTGTTTGTATGCCATCTAGCGTCTCCAAATACAATACCATCTTCAGTTGTTTGGTCTGCTTTGTCAATTAATTCCCAAGCCGCACCTGAAGTTGTTACTGCTACTTGATTTGAAGTATTAGTAGAACTTAAAGTTGCTGATGTGTTGTATTTGTATATTTTAGGATAGTTTTCTAAATCACTTGTATCAATCCATAAGTCTTTGTTTACAAGTGGAGTACCATCTGATTGTGTAGACGGTGCTGTTGCACTAAACTGTGGACCATTTGGATCAGTTGTTGAGTTAACATTTTTATAACCTTGCCAAGTTGTTCCGTTGTGTTCTAAAATATCTGCTTCATCAATTGAAGTGTCGTACCATAATTTACCATCTGCTGGTTGATTAGTTGGTGCACTTGTACTTGCTGTGTAAGATAATCTTTTCCAGTTACTTGCCATTACTTCGTTACCTACAGTTGAGTCTTCTGACTCACCTGATGGAGTAATATATAAGTTGTCAATTAATGTTGTTGAATTTGCAGTGTAAGTTCCGTATGCGTGTGCTGTACTTGTACTAAATCCTGCATCTGCTAATGGCGTTCCGCTGGTGTCGTTCATTCTAAAATCACCACCTAATTTGTGTGTAATTTTAATTGCACCTTTGTAATCACCTGAACTAATTTTTTCAGCAACCAAGTTTGTGAAGTTAGCCGCCGAGAATGCAGTTATAAAGTCATCTGCATCACCTAGTGTTGAACCATCTCCTGATACCATAGTAACTGTTTTTGCAGTGTCTAGTGCATCTTGATTTTTAAGTGATTCTCTAACTGTAAATGTTTCACTTGCTGTAAAACTTGGAAACGTAGTTTTAGATGAAATAACTGTTGTTCCGCCTTCATATCTCATAATTTGGAAATCACCAACATTTGGTGTTGTGTCTTGTTGACCAGCACCTATTGACTGTTCAGTTACGTTATATTGTGTGTATAATGTTCCAGACGCAATTGATGTTCCACCGTTAGTTGGATCTAAGTTATAAATTGCTTGATTGTTTGTTGTATATAATGGTGCCGCAACACTTGAGAAACTTGAATCAGATGAACTGTAAAGTTTCGCAACAATGTTTGCTCCACTGTTTGCTGAAGTTGTTTTAAACCAAACTGAACCAGTTGGTCTATTTTCATCTGCTGTTTTCCAAGTAGGTCTGTTAGTGTGTTTGTCTTGCAAGAATTTCATAGTCTTGTAAGTATTTGCTGTAATTCCTAGTTCTGCTAATAATCCTGAACCTTCTTCAACTCTAATTGTTCCGTCACCTGCTGTTGAATCACCAAATGCTCCACCGTTGTGGAATATTTCTAAGTTTCCTGATACTGAATCAATAGAAGCAGTCACTCCAGGTACATTAGCAGTATTAATTGCTGTGCTAACATTTGATAATGCAGTACCACCTGTTGTGATTAGTTGTCCATTAAGGTTGAAAGTTGCACTGTTTGTTACTGTTGTTCCTGATGCAACTGAAAATACAGGATGTGATTCGTGCCATGCTTGTGATCCTACGTGTACCCAAGCATTACTATCATTCTTGTAATATATTTTGTTAGTTACGTGTGTCGTGTTAATTGCATAATCACCTTGTGAACCATAAGAAGTTTTTGGTGCACCTGTTGTTGCGTCACCTACCAGGTCAGTAACGGACGTAATTAATTTTGGTGTTTTTGCAGTAAATTTTTGATCTGTTTGCGACCACTCAAATAATCCATATGAACTTGATGCAAGGTCAAACCAATATGTACCATCTGTTGGATCGGCAGTTGGTGCTGATGCACTTCCTACTAAATCTGATAAGTTTACATTTGCTCTTAAAACATATGCTCTGTTGGCTATGCCTAAGAAACTGTAAGCCGCTTGTAGTCCCCACTCATTTAATTCATATCCGTGAAGTGAACTTCCTGAAGCGTCTGTGTAAAACTTTGGATCTCCAAATGTTTCTGTTAATTCTCTTTGTGATGAAATCAAGTAAACAGTATCAGCATTTGCAGTTGTTGTTCCTGCCGCTGTACCGCTACCAGATCCCGGTAATTTGTCTTGTCCAGATGCTACTATAAAAAGAGGTGTTGTACCCGCATCTGATGGTACATAAAAACTTTCGTTTATTACACTTACCTCTACTCCTGGTGATGTTAAAGCCATTTACGTTTCTCCTTGCAAGTTTGTACGTATACTGAAGTATTTATTCAATCATATGGATTTTACGATAAAACTTACCAATTTTTGGTACCTATATAGGCGACGTAAATAGCATATATGAATAATAACCTAAGACCTTTGTGTGTAGAGTGTAGATCTAAGCCAAGAGCATATGCTTACCAAAAAGCAGGAAAAGTGTATTGGCGTAGATTGTGTGATACTTGCAATCGTAAAAAAGCAAAAAAGAAAGTGGGAGGAGTAACTGCATTACAAAGATCAGGCTATAAAAAGAAACAAAAATGTGAGTTGTGTGGGTTTAAAGCACAAGACAAATTACAATTAGATGTGCTGTTTGTAGACGGAAATTTAAGGAATACAATTTCTAATAATTTAAAAACTGTGTGTGCTAATTGTCAACGATTAAGCAGTGTGCGTAGACTTGGCTGGCGTGTGGGCGATCTTGTTGCTGACAATTAAGTCATCTACTTTTTCATATAATTCATCTAGAGTACCTGTATTTTCAATAACAACGTCATAATCAGTACCTATCCAATCCCATTCAGATTTATGAAAATTGTGTGCCCACATCCAATCTCTTGTGGGTAAATGTCCTTTATGAATACATATAATTTTTCCACCGTGTGCTTTTATTGTTTTAATTTCGTTTTGAAATCTTGTATCTGATATTACAGTTGGTTTACCTTTGTATCTATTAATAACAGAATCAACCCATATTGCATCATACATATTTTGACGCATAACTTCAGTACCAAAATATTGTAATACCCAACGCGGAGTTACTTCTTTGCCCATTTGTTTGCTCCAAAATTCGTCTGGTTTTTCTCGCCATTCTCTGCTTTCTTTAGTATCGCCTTCAAGCATTTTTCTGTCCCAATTAAACATGGAACTTACTGCATCTTTTAAACTTTTAGCAAATGAATCTTTTATGAAACCATGTTTTTCAACAAGTCTTTTTGCAACTGTGTCTTTACCAGAACCTATTAGTCCTACTATTCCTATAAGCATTTATTGATTATACTATTTTTTTAAACGTTTTTCAATGACTATTTTGGCTTCTTTTACCGCACCTAGTATCTTTTTACGTATGTCTAATTTTTTGTTTTTTAACGCACTAATAGACATATTTTCCAAATCAGTTACAATTTGTTCTAACTCATCTAAATTACAATCTTCGTATTTTTTATATCTTGACTCTTCCATTTGCTCGTATTTAAAGTGGTTTGATTACGAATTATATTTGCCGTGAACGGCCAAAGTTATTCTTGTAGCATTATTTAAGGGTGCTAAACCTTGGTGGAATATTTGTGAATTATATGATATTAATTTTCCTGCTTCTGGAATACATCTTTCAGTTTCCTCTCTATTATCATTGTAAAATACTGTTTCACCACCCCATTCTTTTTCCCAATTTTTGTTTACATATAAAATAAAAGTTTTAGATTGTTGTTTTTCTTTTGGAAAATCAGAGTGAATTCCGCTGTTTAATCCTTGTGTTTGTTTGTTAATAATAAAACGCCATGGCACAAAATTTTCACCTGCTTGTTGTTTAATTTTTTCTAATATTTCTAAAAAAATAGGATCTGGATTGTTTTTCCATTTACAAATAAACTTGTTATCTACAAAATCTAGTTTATCAAATATATCGTAAATCCAAAAAGGTTTTTGATCTGCATTATAAGTTCGCCAAATCCATACAGGATTACTATCAAAAGCATTCCATATTTTATCTAATGTTTGTTGTGAAACAAAATTGTTTATTTGTTCAATCACTATCCAATCACAAAACTGTGTGGTGTGCCACCTTCAGCAAAGTTACCAATTTCTTGGTCTAATCTTTCAATTTCTGCAAGTCCTTGCTGTTTAAGTTCAGCACCGTTTAAAGTTGTGCCTCCTTGTGGACCAGCAATAGTATTAAATTTGCCTCTTGCTTCTCCTAGCATAGTTTTTGATACTGCAAGTGCATAATCTCTAATCCACGGTTTTGCATAAATGTCTTTGAATAATGTTATATCAGGTCTAAAATTATCAGTATGCATTAATATAGTTTCAGAATCTGCTCTTGGTCTTTGTGTAATTGTTAACTTCTTAGTAGCAACATCAAAATGAAACTGAATAAATGAACCAAACAATTTACCTACCAATTCTTGATAACTTGCAAAGGCAAAATATGTTGCAAGTCCGCCTGTTGCACCTGCCCTTAACAAGTATGTATTTGTGTATGCTAAATTGAATGGTTCAAATAATGTACCACCTTCGCCACCTTCAGTTCTGGAACCTACGGTTCTTCTATGTAATCTTCTTACGTTTATAACTTCATCTGGTAAAATATATGTGTTTTGATTTTCTTTTAATTCAAGAAAAGCATATGATTCTTCCACCGCATTTGAACTACGTTGTCTGTATCTATTAATTGCTCTTTCTAGTGCCGTTTGATAGTGTTTAGGGTCTAATTCCACATCTATCATACCCTCACCTAGATTGTTCTTTATATAATCAAATATCTCTTGTTGACCTGTTTGAAGTTCTGACATACACATATTTATAGTAATCAAACTATCAATAAATATGTGTGATATGCCAAGATTATCCATTTTTAAGCCAGAAAAAGGCAACGACTATAAGTTCTTTGATCGCAACATCAAAGAGATGTTTACTGTGGGTGGAACTGACTTACACTTCCACAAATATTTAGGACCTTACGATCAAGGAAATACAAACAAAGATGGCCCAGCAACAGCAACACAACCACAGTATTCAGGTGATAGTCTTAACGAAAGAACCATACAAGATTTACTATTTTTAGAAAACAGAGATAGAAAATACTCTGATGATGTCTATATTATAAGAGGCATATACAACGTACAAGATATAGATTTTAATCTATCACAATTTGGTATGTTTTTACAGAATGATACAATATTTTTAACTGTGCATATGAACGATGTTGTTGAAAGATTAGGTAGAAAACCTATGTCAGGAGACGTTATAGAGTTCCCACACATGAAAGAAGACTATTCTTTAGATGAAAGTATACCAATTGCACTTAAAAGATATTATGTTATAGAAGATGTAAACAGAGCGGCAGAAGGATTTTCACAAACATGGTGGCCACATTTATTAAGATTAAAATTAAAAACACTAGTTGACTCTCAAGAATTTAGAGACGTAATTGGTGACGCAACAACAGAAGGATCTGTTGCCAATTACATGAGTACATATAATAGAGAAAAAACAATTAATGATCAAATTGTTGCAAATGCAGAATCAGACGCACCTAAATCAGGATTTAATTACAAACAATACTATGTTGCACCAATCGATGAAAGAGGCAATATTAGAACTGATAATGTAAATTCAACAGATAGAGTAAGTTCAGATAAACCAATAAATGCAACAATAGATACACCGGCGGCAAGTCATTATGGTTTCTATTTAGATGGAGATGGAGTTGCACCAAACGGTCATCCTGCTGGTTTTGGAATTTCGTTTCCAACGTCAAACATTGATAAGGGTGATTACTTTTTAAGAACAGATTATTTGCCAAATAGATTATTCCGTTATGACGGAATCAGATGGATTAAAGTAGAAGATTCTGTAAGACTAACTACAACAAACACAGATGCTAGAGAAAATTGGAAAACTAAATTTGTTAATGCTTCTGGTACAACTACAATAAACGGTTTAACAGTTAATCAAAGACAAGCACTAACTGATGCATTAAAACCAAAGGCTGACGATTAATGTTACATTTTTACGAAGGACAGGTTAGAAAATTTTTAACTCAATTTATTAGAGTTTTGAGTAATTTTTCTGTAGAAACAGGAAGAAATAAAACTGACGAAATTGTTTTAAGGGCAGTTCCAGTTGTATACGGAGACCCAACGAGACAAGTAGCAAATATCATTAGAAATAATAGTGAAAATGCATTAAATTATGTGCCAAAAATTGCTTGTTATGTTAGAGAATTAAATTATGATAGAGAAAGAATGCAGAATCCTTATCATATTGAGAAACAACATTTAAGACAAAGAGACAAATTAGATGATGGTACTTACAGTAATCAACTAGGTGCAGGATATACTGTTGAAAAAGTTATGCCTTCTCCATTTAGATTAGAAGTTACAGCAGACATTTGGACATCAAATACAGATCAAAAACTACAAGTATTAGAACAAATTTTGTATTTGTTTAATCCTGATTTTGAAATTCAAAAATCAGACAACTATATTGACTGGACAAGTTTAAGTTATGTTGAATTAACAGGCATAACATTTAGTTCTAGAACGATACCAGTTGGTGCAGACACAGAAATTGACATAGCATCATTAACTTTCTCTATGCCAATATGGTTATCACCTCCAGTTAAAGTAAAAAAATTAGGTGTTATACAAAAAATTATAATGAGCATTTATGATGATGACGGTGGAATTACTAAAGGACTAATAGACGGTACTATGTTAACAAGAAGTTATGTAACACCAAACAATTATGCATTATTAGTTACAGGAAATCAATTAAGACTGTTAGGTTCAACAGGTACAACTGTGTCAAGTACAGATCCTGGAATAGGTTCAGGAGGATCTGGATATTATACAGGTGCTAGAGATCCAGGATTAGCAGATCCATTTGAAACATTTGGGCCAGCAATTAATTGGAAACTTCTTTTAGATCAGTATGGCAAGGTTAGAAATGATACATCACAAATTAGATTAAAACAACCAACTGGAAACGAAATTGTTGGAACTATTGCCACTAGTTCTTTAGAAGATACTATTTTATTATACAACATTGACCAAGACACTATTCCAGCAAATACATTAACATCAGTTAAAAAAATAATTAATCCATTAACGTTTGCTCCAGACTCGCCAGCAAATGGAGACAGATATCTAATTATTGACGAAATAGGCGACTCCACAGCAACAGTGCAAAGTTCTACTTGGGGAACATTGATTGCATCAGTTGGTGATATAATTGAATATAGCACTCCACAAAGTAAATGGATAAAAGTTTTTGATGCATCAGATCCTGATTCTACACAGCATTACGTTACAAATTCTAATACAGGAATACAATATAGATTTAATGGAACAGAATGGGTTAAATCATATGAAGGACTTTATACTGCTGGTAATTGGAGTATTGTAATTGACGGTGGTTATGTTGGAAACGTTGATTCTGGTCAAGACGAAACTACTCCTTGATAAAATAACAATAAATTGTTATAATAAGTTATGAAAGAAAATATAATTTGTTCAGGTGCATTATTCTATGCTACAAGTACAAAACGTTTTTTGTTTTTGCAAAGAACTGACGAAAAAACACAAGGTAGTTGGGGATTAGTTGGTGGACAAGCACGTACTACTGAATCAGCATTTGAAGGATTAAAAAGAGAAATTGAAGAAGAAATTGGTAGTACGCCAGTATTTAAAAAAGTAATTCCTTTAGAATTATTCACTTCAAATGATCAAAAATTTTTCTTTCATACGTATCTTATTGCAGTTGAAAATGAATTTATTCCTAAATTAAATGAAGAACATTCTGGATATTGTTGGACTGCTTTTGAATGTTGGCCTAAAAATTTACACGCAGGTCTAAAAAATACTTTGAATAACAAAGCAATTAAAGGTAAACTTCAAACTATTTTAGATTTAATTGTCTAAAAAAAAGGCGACCCGAAAGCCGCCTTTTAATTCTATTAAAAAGTATTAATATTTATTAGTTGTTAGTTCTCACTACACAATTTACCAGGCCAATTTCTGAATCAGTTTTGCTTTCTAATGCTCTACCAATTACATGGAAAGGATTGATTGCTTCGCCAGTTGCAACTGCTCTTGCAGTTCCTTTAACTGAACTAGAAACAAGTCTTTGTCCTTTTTCTACTGTACCTTGAACTCTTACTGGTACTCTACCTGTCATTGCAATAAATGGATGTGAATCATCGTTACCTGCACCGTTGTTCATTCTAAGTGCTGGCATTGTAGAAACTACACCAAATACAGTGTCCTGTAATTCTGATGTTGTTTCTGTGATCTCTGCTTCACCGCCTAGTGTTACAACTGCACCTTCTGCCATAGGAGCGTCTGCTTCGAAACGCTCGCCAACGTCAGAATAGTTAGCCGCTGTCGCTGTTGCGTGAATAACGTTACATCTAATATCAACAAGATTTGCTTCTGATATTGTTATTTCACTGGCATTGTCAGCACCTGAAGATGCTCTTAATGCCGAGAAGGCTCCACCTGCGTTACCGTAAGTAGTTGTTCCGTCATCTGCAAATGATTCATCCCAAACCCAGAAAAGATCTTCTTCTGTTGCTGATGATGTTTCACCTCTGTTTACTTTCAGACCACTTAATACTGGCATACCAGATGCCGCAGAAATGTTTCTGTTTACTGCTATAATGTTATCTTCAACTTCTAGTGTTGAAGTGTTAACGATTGTGTTAGTTCCATTTACTTCTAAGTCTCCTGTGATTATCACATTCCCTGAAAACGTTGCCGCTGTGTCAGTGATTGTTAATTCAGTATTACCGTCACAAGTTACAGTCAAAGTTCCGTTTGAACCTGAGTCTGATACAGTTGCGTTGGTGTTGTTTACTGTAATCGCAGTAGTTGAAATGGCACTAATTTGGTCGTCAACATACTTTTTGTTAGCGAACTGACCGTCAGCATTTGGTGCCGCTGTCGCTCCGCCTGTAATGGTGTTAGCATTCGCTGATATTGTAATATCACCTACTTCTAATCCATTATTAACTCTAAAGTTACGTGTTGTCATGGTTCCATATCTCCCGCATGATTGTTAATTTACGTATTAGTTACGTGCTTGTATTTATTTCGCTAAACAGTTTATTCTGTATGCACTAACAGTTGTTGATCCACCTGATGTGGATGCACATAATAACTGTCCTGTGTTTTCAACGTCGTCTTTGTAGTCCGATGTAAATGCTAGTTGGTTAGTACCTTTAGTACTCACAAATGGACCACTTGCTACTGTTATTTCACCTGATCCCATTGCCATAAAAACTTCATTAACTGCATAAGCGCCTTCAGAAGCATTTTTACTAACAAGATAATATACAGCACCGTTGTTTGATGCTTCAACTAATGTGTCAACTTCTGTTGCAGTAGATGAAATTGTTACAGGTGCTATTGCTTCTGTATTTGCATAAGTTCCGTCGTCTGAAGTCATTGTGTCTTTTAACATAATTGCATGAACAGTTACTCTTAAGTTTGCTTCGCCACCTGCCGCTGAAACAACAACGTTACTGCCATCAATTGCCGCTGTTAGTGTTAACAAAGGATTATCTCCAGTTTGTATCCCACCAAATTGTGATATAAATGCATCACTTCCGTCATGAACAACAAGTGCTTCAACGTTTCCTACTTCTGTTTTAGCATTGTTATTGATTGAAATGAAAAGTTTTGCACCTCTGTAAGTGCCATGAGCAAAACTTACAAGTGATTCTGATGCTGAATCAACATCTGTGTTTTGAGATATTATTACATTTCCTGATGTTCCAGTTGATGTGTTGTCTCCCAATCCAAATTTGTAAAAAGATAATGTACCGCCAACAGCATTTGAACTTGCCGCTTTTAATCTAACCATATCGTTATCTAGTGCCGCTGTAAATGCCGTCATTGTTGTTGATGCTTTTGATTGAGCACCTGCTGAACTAATGTATGCTGTGGTATCATCATGACATACTGAAACTTTTTGTATGTTTACACAGTCCTCATTGTGATCATTTGATACAACATAATATAAAACACTGTCTTGGAATGTTGAATGCCATGAATCAATTGTTCTTGCTGTTGATGTAATTCTTTTATCCGCAATAGCAACACCGGCACCGTCGTCACTAGCAGATGCATCTCCTACAGTACTAAATGATAATGCTCCCGATCCATCTGTTACAAGTGCTGTACCATTAGTACCATCTGATGTTGGAAATGTATAAGCATCATTAAATTTAACTTTTCCTGTTCCATGTGGAGTAATTTTTATGTCGGCGTTCGATGATCCTGTTGTGATGCTATTGTCACTGACAGTAATTCCGTTGGAACCTGACTGTACTAAACTTCCTACTGTAACAGAACTTGCAAAGGTCACTGCCGCACCTGCAAAAGTTGCCGCCACTGTTGGTGTTGAACCCGATTTAATAACAAGTTCGCCTCCACTGTTTGTTAGGCTACCAAAAGTAGTTCCGTCATCTTTCAATGTGACATCGGCGCCACCAGCGTCTAAAACTATATCTGCCGCGGCATCTATTGTTACATTGTTAGAAGTTGAAATTGTTAAATCTGTT